ATTAATGACCATACAATCTCCAAATTTGCCAATATACATAAATCCCCTTGTTTCGAGAAATTTAATAATATGGTTATTAGCCTCTTCATGATGTTCTTCAAATGAAATAACATCTATAAATGTATATTCGTAATCAATTGATTCTAAAACAGCTAATTCGGCTCCTTCAACGTCAATAGAAAGGTAATTAATGTGTGATATATTATTTTCACGGCATACAGTTTGGATAGTTTTGGTTTGAGTTTGTTTAACAACGGAATTGCCTCCAAAAGAACCTAATTCTTTTAATAATCGCGTTTTATGTTCAACACCATATGTGTCTACAAGTCCCGATGTCATTTCTGTATATCCATCATTATGTAAAAAATCAAACTCACCTTCTTTATTATAAATGGCAATTTGCATGTTATTACAATTTGGTCGATTAAGAACAAGCTTACTATAAGGTTTGTCTAACGGTTCAATGTTAGTTCCAGACCAATTATAAAATTTTTCAAAGTGAAGTGTGTTATTTATGGTTATGCCGTCGTTTGCTCCAACATCCATGAAATAACCATTTTTATATCCTTTAAATATGTATGTAGATATAAATTCATCTATTTTATTCATTGAGTAAAATGAAATGTTGTTATCAATTGGGTTAAAGTATTTATCCAATAAATCACGGTTTCTACCAATAATTTTATCAACTGTGTTTTTAAAGAATACTGAATTGCGGTCAGAATAAACATCCATCCACAGGTTTGATAACATTGGTTCTTTAAAGTATGCATTATATAAAGTATCATCATTATCTACTTTTGTAATATATTCAACTAGTTCATCAAAATTTGCAAAATCATTCGCATTAATAAATGTCTTTGGATTAAAATCCTTAACTACATCAGACGTTCCCCAATAAATGGGAACAGTATTAGATTTAAAAATGTCGCATATTTTTTCAGTTACATATCCTGGATAACATTTACTTTCAAATGCAGTAGCAAATTTATATTTTTTGTTATGTTCTACCTTACCCGAACAATTTAATCCAATAGGTACAGTTCCTCCTAAGTTATTTAAATATGCGCCTCCGCAATCAACCGTTTTATATGATGATAATTTGTCGACAAATTCTTTACGATTTTTTGTTAACCCAGGACCACTAGCTATAAATGAACAAAATCTTTCTTTAACCGGAATATTTATTACACCTTTCTTTCGTCTGATTGACTCTTGATATATATTGTCATCAAAATAACAAACCCATAATGGTAACCGAACATTATTTAAGGCATTGTTGTCAAATGTAACATTAAAATCGGCTTCTAAATCTGGACCAAATGGTTCGCCTGAAAAAAATACTTTACGATTTGATTTTAATGATTTATGTGATGATCCAAAAATACTATAAAATAAAATGTCAGGGTTTTCAGTTGGATTTACTACTTTAATCTCTAAATTACAACCATTGTATTTTTTAAGTAAATTGGTTATGTAATTATTGTTTACATCAAATGTTCCTCCACAATATTCGCTTACCCACCAATCACAATAGGCGATGGTTAAAACAGTGTTAGAGTTTGTTATGTTATTAAAATGAAAAACGTCATTGCTTTGTTGAATGTCTGAGCCATACTGATTAATTACAGCACATTCAACTAATTTATGAGATAACGCCCTATAAGTTAATATATGACCAAAAACTTGTGGGTTATCAACAGCGCATTTCATAGAACATGTATTTATGTAATCAAATGTTTTTACAACCGCCTTTTTGCTTATTAAATATCCAAATGTAATATGACCTTCTTCATATAAATTTTTATTATAACTGGTTATATCACGAGAGTTAACAGGATATTTTTTATTAGATGCATACTCGCCTAATGCCAAATGCTCCATATTTTGACTAACAAACATATTGGACACGTAAGTAAGATGATTTTTAAAATTGGGACAAAGTTCTACATCATCTTCTAAAATAACGTAAAATTGATGACGGTCGTCATGTAATAGTTCATTCCATAAATGAATATGACTTAATGTGCAACCAATTATGCCTTTCTTATAACCGAAATCATTATTTTTAAAAAGTTCATATAACGCAGTTGAGGGTTCTAATTCTTTTCCATTAACTGCTTTAAAGAACTCATAATTAGTTATCTTTTCATTTGTTAGTTTATCAAGCATCGCTTCTTTTCTATCAGTTCGTTTCTCTAGATTAATTATTTTTATAATGAAATTTTCTTGGGTGATATCGTTGGTATCAGGCATATCAATCAATTTATTCCATTCGTTTGCCCTATTACTCCAACTACACGATAGTGCATAATCTAGTCCTCTTTTTTTAATTTCACACTTTTGCTTCAATGATAAATTCATTATGGTATCTATTTCTTTTCCTCTTTCGACGGGAATTCCATAATCCCCCAGGGTATTTATTAATCCCGCCACTGGATAATATACACATATAACCTCAGACATAAGCATTTCCATCGCAGTTATGCACGATGTTTCAGACCAATTTGTAGGATATAACCAAAATTCCGCACTTGACATCAACTCGTATAATTGTGTTTTATTCAATGACCCCACATGTGTTATGCTCTTATGTTTTTGGATAATATCATTCAATTTACGTTCATTATCATTATTTGGAAACTTATTATACGATGCAATAAAAAGTTCTGCATCAGGCAACTGTCTCTCTATATCTCCCCATAATTCTAACAGCCTATCCAAGCCTCTTTCAGCACACGATGTATACACAAATCGGTTGGAAATTTTAAGAAAATTCAACATGCGTTTTTCAACTTGAATGCCATTGTTAATGATATGAAACTTATCTCGCAACATAGGATAAAGATTACTAAATTGATTTTTATGCCATTCGGTTTGACAAATACAACCATTTATTTTGGAAGACCATTTTGTTAGTATGGAACTAACATCTATGTTGCATCCATAACTAAATAATGACACATCATGACCCCAAATATATGATTTATAAAACGAAACATCGGAATACATTTCATAAAAGGATGCATACCTAGACACAATGACTGTATGAAATGGCACAGTTTTAACCAGTTTTTTCAGGCTCTCTAAATTAACATAGGTAACATTATCCACTTTTTCTTCTGCAACCGCGCCTCCAATATAAATCTCATACGATTTGGGAAAACAATTGGCTAATTGTATAACAGCGGTTTCAGAACCCCCCAGGGAATTATTTAGACTAAACGTGTAATTCCAAGGCAAATTGGAATATCCTGTGTAAAACAATATTTTGTTGCTTTGCTTACATTCAGCCTCTGAAAACACGTTTTTCACAAAGGTTTCATGTTTAATGCCATATTTTTCATATTTGGTTAAAAACGTATATTTAGATAGGTCTACATTTTGGCTATCCAAAAAATCAATATAGGATTGAAATAATTCTATGAATTTCGGGTTGTATTGCACCACCTTATCTATAAAAAATTGCAAATTATACAATGCATTGCCTACGTAAAAACTCTCTCCTGCCATGCATTTTTTGGTAAATAATATTTCAAACATTTTCGCAACAGTTTGATATGCATTCGGATATTTGTCTTTCAATTTGTCGCCAACTAAAATCATAAAATATGGCAAAAACAAGTTCGCCTTATCTGGCTCCAAAAATAGTTTCCCATTAGTGGACGCAGTAAGATATTTATTTTCATAATGGTCTTTAATAAGTTCGTAATATTTATAGGCAACATTCGGTAAATCGTGTTGAAGATAATAATGAATTAATGCATAAGCGCATTCCACACGTTCCGTATCGTATTTAAATGATTCCACTAAATAAAACATACCCTTATCCTGCTCGCCTAGGCTGGTATATTCTTTATATAAATTTAAACAACACATGTATTTTTCTTGGACCCAATTATCTAATGTTAGTGTTACTTTATACCATTTAATAGCATCAGCATGCTTTCCACAATCCTTATAACTATTTGCACAATAAAATGCATATCGCATATATAGTTTATCATCAGCCTCTTTGGCTTCTTTATAAGCCTCTTCTAACATTAGGGCATCCTTTAAATATTTGTTAGCATCTTTACTTCGGTTTCCTTTTCTGCCCGATACTACATAATAGTCGCCCTCAATTGTGGTCATTGCTGGATTGGGTTTCAAACAATGGATGTATTCGTGAATAACCGATTGATATTCCCACTTTATTCGGTTATTAACTAACAACGTGCGTTGATATGATATTCCCGTAGAATACCCAAAATTCAACATATACCCATCACTTTCAACCTTGCTAGGCATGGTAATTTGCCCACAAATTTCGTCGTCCGCATCAAATACAAATACTAAATCTGTTTTGTCATAGGCTAATTGCAACGCACGTGTTCTATTATGTGCAAAATTTTTCCATTCATGATTATGTAATTCGCCAGGGATGTCAACCGATTTGAAAAAATTGGTGATGATTTCACGAGTATTATCGGATGAACCTGTGTCGCAAATAACCCAATAAGAAAAAATTATTTTACTACAAAGCATTTTAAGTGTATCTTCGATTATATGGGATTCGTCTTTCACAATCATATTTAAACATATGGTAGGGGGACCCAATTCTTGAACAATTAATTCCATATAAAATACTTATGGTCATTTATTTAAATTAAAACTAATGTATTATATTAATATTTATATTTATATTTATCAAATTAGGATATAAATATCATTCGCCATTCCTAATAAGACAGCTTCCAATGCATCTGCTTCTTCCAATGCATCTGCTTCTTCCAATGCATCTGCTTCTTCTAATTATGTAAAAATAGCACCAAATATTTATAAATTCGGCGACATTGCATCTTTAGACAATAATGTTTACGCATTGTATAATAATGCGTGTGAATTAAAAAAGACCAATTCGGTGGAAGCATTAAAGTTATTTGACAAATGTAGGTCTTTAATTGATGCAACAACAAAGCCAGAAACCGCCTATGAAATATATGTAAACCTAGGATTATTACTATCTGGATTAGATAGTCCAATCGAAGTCGCAGAACATCATTATATAAATGCGTCAAAGTATTGTCCAGAAAGAGCCGAACCCTATTTTTATTTAAGCATATACTGTCAACGAAAATTGAATTATGAGAAAGTATACGAATTATTGAACAAAGCCCGATTACTGTCTTACGATGTTGCTAACCACAAGTATCCGAATGTGCAACGTAATGCCTATGGAAAATACGTAAACGATAATTTAGCAGACGCTTGCTATAGGCTAAAGAAGTATGATGAGGCTATAGAATTGATAGAATGCATTCTAGATGATCCCGATTTTTCAGAACAACGAGACAGATTGAACAAAAATTTGGCTTTGAACCGAGATGAACTAACAAAGGACTTACTAATTAATTAATTTATTGTACGCCTTTTGCACCTTTTAACCTTTCAGTTGCCAATCACATCAAAATACGCCGACCCTTCGGGTTCGGCGTTTGAAATGTAAAATGGCGTAAGAAAATAATTTGTGTATTTACTGAATAACAAATTATTTATTTATTTTGCCCATTAACAACTTGTTAGTTAGAAAAGGTTTCCAACTCCTTAATATACAAAGGAAAATCAGTGAAATAATCGTAAGCATTTATAGTCTCCACGGTTTCCGGCGTTATCTCTATCGGATTGTTAAATTGAAACACACCTATGCCTCTGAAATTCTCATTATAATAGTATTCAAATTCCATAATGTCCTTTTTGCAATGTACTAACATCCAATAAATGACCTTCCATATATCACCTGTCCAATTCTCCCCATATTTTAATATTCCATTTTCATAATAATGTTTTATGGGTATTTTCAGTTGTTCATTGTAATTAAATGGCAATATGTCGTCTATGAAGATTGTGCCATAGTCGGCTAAGACTTTCAAAGAATTATTAATATCATTTACTATATATTCTACTTGATGCATCCCATCAATAAATATGGCATTGAATTTGGAAGCTGGGTCTCGTGTCGCAAAATATTCGTCCGATGTTAGTTTAACCAATCCAGCATGTTCGAATTTTGGATCAGGATCTACTCCCGTTTTGTTTTTAAAATGAACTTGGTTAAAACATTCGCCATATTCAACCCCTATTTCCAAATAGACATCATTTACATTTGTTAGTTTGTTTATAATGTTCGATCTGGAAACCAAGGGTGTATTAAATTTGGGTCGCTGTATATCTACATTTATGATTTCATAATCGGCAACCGATAAGTACATAAGTTTAAAATAATTAATAAGTATTTCATTTGGGGTATCGCTAAGTGAATATAATTTCATACGGTCGAATTTATAGCGTTCAATTCTGTTTTGCAAATAAGATAAGGAACATTTGTTGTCCAACACAATAAAATCGTTTCGGGGATTTTCATACAACTCGTTAATTCTATCTAAATTAGCCAGTAAACTATCGAACCCAATAATGCAATATTGTTTATCGTAATCATTGTTAACTATTAAATTACAATAGTTGTGCTGATACGTGTTTACATCTCTCTCCCAAATTTTAGAATGATGGTAACAATAGGTTTCATCTTCATAGGCGTTCTTGTCTTTCATTTTTTGATGAATATTGAAATTATCATAATAAATTTTAGAAATAAATTGGGGTCCGATGCGATTAATTTCCGAATTCCGAATTAATGAAAAATTATTATTCGAATCGTTCATATATTGAATATATCCCAATTTATGTATTTTGGCTATGTTAGTTGATATGGCTGTTTTAAGTATGATTTCATAATCGTCACAAATAGGTAAATATTCGGAATAGTTGCCCATGTCCATCAATGTTTGTCGTCGCCATATTCTTGGGTGATTTGGACAGCAGACCAAATGGCTTAGCGTAATATTATTAATATTCGGCGTTATATAAATTAGTCGCCATTTATCGTTGTATTTTTGCGAATAATACCCCCCATATCCCTTGCATATAAAATCACCATACCATTGATTATTGCCGTTTTCATAAACGCAGGCGCAATCGAAATAAATAAAGCCTATGGTAGGATTTTTTTCAAAAAGGTCGGCAGACTCTTGCAACACATAGGGCATCAATTCGTCATCATGATCCATTTCAAGCACGTATTTTCCACGACATAATCCAATAGTTTCATTTTTAACATTACCAATACTGCCATTGTTGGACGACTTGCGGAAAAATCGGATACGTGGGTCGTGAAACTGTTCTCTTAAAAATTGGAAATGCTTGTCGTCAGGCGAATCATCTACAACAACCCATTCCCAATCGATTAATGTTTGTTTCATTAAACTGTTATATACACGTAGAATTTTGGCATATGAATTATAGGATGGTGTAAATAACGAAAACGTTGGTCTCGTTTTTTCACGGTCAACTGAGCACATATTTATGTACACGGAATTAACAAAATTATTAAAGTGTTCTACAGTCATATGCGCAGACAAATCTGGTTCATAATTGATATGAATATGTCGAATTAACATAGCGGGGGAAATAACGGTAAGTATTTCATTTTTAGCGTCCGTATCGGATGCATCATATGTGATTACCATATGAAAATTAGAATTATGCAGTTGCTTAACATGCTCGACCGAATTAGCAATAAATACGGAACAATTTAATGCATTACTGTGCTCTATTAAAAAATTATCTATGTTTGCATAGATGTCTTTTCTATACACTATGACAAAAGGGTATTTCATTATATTTTATATATGATGAAATGTTTAAATTGTATTTTTAATAAATATATTATTTGATACCTTTCCTAAAGGTATCTAAAGGTATCGTATCTAATATTCAGGCGAATGTTTTTTAAATAAGCACCCTTGTGGCGTTATGTTTTTTATTTCCCCAGTGACTATTTGCGGATTTTGATGATCACAATTAGTCATCCAAATTTTAACAATACAGAAATTTTTTTTGGGTGAAATAGTGATACCAGACACATTATTTACAAATCCATTGTTAGTGCTAATTGTTTCTCCTACTAACACGTAAGTTAAATCTCTCCAAACTTCAAACACATGTTTATTCGATACCTTGTAAGAGAAGCACCCACCATGCTTATTTTTCGGGTCTTCCCACATAGGCATAATTCCATTTCGCATAATAAACAACATGCAATTTTTAATTAAATCAGGGGGCAACGACTCAGTAATCGCAATGGTTTCTTCTAAAGTTGAATATTGACATACTTTTTTATAACTTTTGGAAGTCCAATCAGCATCCTGTGGTAAATGTGCCCATAAATTCCACTTATATCTTAAATTATGAACAACTGATTTTTCAATAATACTTTCGGTCGCCATGGTTGTATGAGTGGACTCCATAATACATATTTGCTTCAATTTTTTTAAATAAGTTTTATATATATATATATATTTATTTACTGTCGCTTATTTGTCTACAATAGTGTCATCCGTAAGTAATGAATACGTATTTTCATGAAACACGATACGTTGCTTCGGTGACATAGTGAATATGTTCGCATTGTTGTCAATTATAGTTACAGTGTAGTCAAACATCGACACATCGCCAGAATATTTAGCTACATGAATTAGATAATATTTAAAGAAATTGGCGTTCAATACGTTGTTAACAACATAAAATGTATAATCAGGCGTTTTCAACAATATATTAAAAGTAAGCGAATTGTATTGAATACCTACCTGTATGAAATTCACATTAGACAACTTGCATTCGATGCGTTCAGGACAGCTTGTTAAAAACATTTTATGTAATCGTCCTGTTTCGTCGTTTTTATAGTTTATAAGAATACTACACAACTTATCACATTCAAACGCGTTTCGAATTACTGGCAACAATCGATGTTCTAGTAAAGTATGTACGCAACATACAGCGCCTGTAGAATTATCAATATGATGGATTGTTTGCATTTTCAATTCAGGTGATACTTTTAGATAGACCATTGTTTTTTTTACATAGGACGACGTTATACGTGATAGTTGGTTGAATTTTATTTGACATAAGCTAAACAAGTATAATAAATTATATCCTAGACTTATCAATGCTTGTTTCAATGTTGCTAAGCGAAAAATGTTATACATTACATTAATAATTAAATAACATTTAAGTTGTTTTTGAATAGATTATTCAAATAGGGGGTCGGGCGATTCCGAGTAGGACACATCCATATACTTATTTATTGTATTTGTTGCATTGGTTGCATTGGATGCATTCATGGACGTATAT